AATGTCCATCAATCGCGCCACCTTTCGCCGCGGCTGCAGAAATCGCTTGGCGTGTTGCGGCCATACAGCGGGCACTGGACGGTGGCCCAGTAGCGGCAGCGCCCACACCGCGGCAGACCCAGCAGCCGCAGGTGCAGCGCGCGGGTGATGCGCAGCCCGCACCACACCAGCCCACAGATCAGCATGCCGCCCGCAAAGAGCACGCAGGGGGCCACAACAAACACAAGGGCCAGGCACTTAATGACGTAAAGACAGTTGGAATCAAAGACAGGCATCCGCCCCACCTCCCAACAGCCGCAATGCTTTGCGGATGACGGCACATCCATGCCCATACACAAAACAATTATGTTCCAGCCCGCAGCCAAAACAGGCTTCGGGGCGGCGCTCGATGGCAAGGCGGTGCAGCTGGCGCAGCTCTTCCGGCGTCATCCGTTCGGCAGGGATGCACCGGCTGTTTTCCGCATCGAACCGCATTCCGCTTGAAACAGGCATCATAATTCCACCACCTTGATGAAAATGCCGGGGGTATCGGCCCAGAACTTTTCAATCACCTCACTGCACACGAATGCGTCATCGCGCCAGAAGTGCAGGCGGGTCATTTCGTCTTTCAGGGCTTTTTCCAGGTTGTCGGTATCGGGCTTGGTGGTGCGCCACTCGCCGTCATTGTGGCGGCCGTCGGTGGGAAACAGCCACTTGACCAACAGCCGCACCGGGCCGCTGCAGGGGGTAGGCGGTGCATAAGGGGCCAGGTAGGCGTGCAGCTTGGCACGGGTGGCTTTCAGCTCCGGGCTGTCGTGCAGCACGGCGCAGGGCTTGCCGCCGCGCATAAAGGCATGCAGCTGCTTGGCGTTGTGGGTTGTGGTGGGCGGCTGCATGGGAATGAAAAATTGCATGTATTTTCACCTCGTTCTTTTTTTGTGGCCAACGTGTTGGGGTGGGTTCCCGGAGGGATGGGGGCTGTGTACGCCCCATCCTCTGGGATACCCCAACACACGGACGGATTTTTACTATATATATAAGGCTATTTTCCGTCCGTATTTGGTACGGATAGCGGCTATTTTCCGAAATACGGAAGTTCGGACGGATTTGTGATAGCGGCTATTTTCCGTGAAATATAAGAAATATTATCCGTTGCTTCCGGGCTCTTTCAGCCCCACGCTGGTGCCATCAATCCAAAATCCGCCGTCGGATTTCAGGCGTCGGCGCACGGTATCGGGCTTCAGGTTCAGGTATTCAGCCATGCTGTAAATGGTCACTTTACCATCCATGGTGCAGGCTTCAAAGGCGGTGCGCAGTTCGGCACGCTTGCTTTTGGCGGCAGTATCTTTGTCTCCCCAGCGCTTTGCGGCACCGCGGGAGCCAAGCTGCTTGTAATCGCTTTCTGGCTGCAGGTCCTCCAGCAGGCCGCTGTCCAGCTTGTGTACGGGATAGTCGAACCAGAGGTTGACCGGGTCAAAACGGGCAAACTCGCGCAGGGTGCCCTCAATCCGCCAGGCGGTCATGGCATCGGCGCGCTTGATGGCAGCCGCGGTGTCTGCATCCAGGCGGTGCAGATCGGGCAACGGCAGGTGTTCCTTGGCAATGGCCAGCATCCGGCTGCGGCTCAGGGCATCGTCCGGGCCGTAAGCATCGGCATGGCCGCGGGCATCCAGCAGGGCTTTGGCTGCGGCGCAGGCCGCTTTGTTGTGCAGCTGCTCCCGGATGGCATCGGTGGGGACCAGCTCGGTCATATCCAGCATGGCATCCGGGTCACGGGCAAACACACCGGAGCCGGAAGCACGGTCCATGCTGCGCTTGCCGCCCTGCGCGCCCTTGCTGTGGTGGTGGCAGTAGATGACGGCACAGTCCAGTTCCCGGCAGACCAGGTCAAACTGGTTGCAGAACTTGGCCATCTGGTCAGCGCTGTTTTCATCGCCGGTGATGACTTTATAGATCGGGTCCAGCACAACGGCCAGGTAGCCTTTCTTGGCAGCCCGGCGGATCAGGCGGGGAGCCAGCTTATCCATGGGGACGGAGGCACCGCGCAGGTTCCAGATGTCGATGTTGGCAAGGTTCCGGGGCGGCAGGTGCAGGGCTTCGTATACATCTTTGAAGCGGTGCAGGCAGCTGGCGCGGTCCAGTTCCAGATTGATATAAAGCACCTTGCCCTGCGCACAGGCAAAGCGGCCAAGCCAGGGGGCACCCTCGGCAAGGCAGATGCACAGTTCGATCAGGGCAAAGCTTTTGCCCGCTTTGCTGGGCCCGGCCAGAAGCATTTTGTGGCCCTGGCGCAGCACCCCTTCAATCAGGGCATCTGCCAGCGGCGGCAGGCTGGCCCAGTCATCGGCAAGGTTTTCGGTATCGGGCAGGTCGTCCGTGCAGGCTTCAAACCAGTCTTTCCATTCCTCCCAGCAGGATTTGCCGGTGTTGGTTTCCAGCAGGTACTGCTTTTTGCCGCCGCGCAGGATGCCCGGCATGCGGGATAGGCGGGCAGGGTTGCGGTTGGCTTCGTCCAGCGTCAGGCCGTTTTTCTTGCAGGCAGCGTACAGGTAGTCAACCCGGCGGCGGTACTCGGTATAATCCGGCGCGCCGACCCGCACAATGGCGTGCAGGCTTTTGCTGCCGCTGTACACCAGGGCCGCGCAGGGCAGTTCCAGCTGGCGGATAATGGCCTGCTGCTTTTCCAGCTCCATGTTGTCGCATTCCACCAGGGCATAGCGGTAGTCGGTCACATTGTTGTTGCTGCGGCCGCCCTCCACGGGGTTGAAGCAGATCCAGGCACCGGCGGCGGGGTTGTAATCGCCCACCACAGCGCCGATGTCCCCGCCGCAGCGGGCAAGCTCGTCCATCAGCTGACCGGCGGTGCGGTCCCAGCAGCCTTTTGTGGGGGCATAGCGGTCATCCCGCAGGTAGCTTTCGGTCACATAGGCCACATGGTCCTCCGGCTCAAACAGGGCTTGCAGGTAGCGGCGCAGCTGGTCGGCGGGGTCCCATTGTTCAGGGATGTTCAGCTCCTGCACATCCAGCCAGCGGGTATCCACCACAACGCCGTCCGGCCGGGTGCCGGGGGCGCAGATCGCGTCGTTCCAGTCCAGCTCATGCCCGGCGGGGCCCGGCCAGCCGTGATTGCGTGCCAGGGCGAAAATGCTGTTCTCGGTGATCGGTTTGGGATTGCCGCGGAAACTTTCCCACTTGCGGGCACATTCGCCCTTGTGGTACCGGCTGCCATCGCGGGAACTCCATTGCTCCCATGCGGTAACAGGGAACCCGGCTTCTTTCAGCCCCATACCCACCGTGACCCATTCCTCATAGGTCAAGTTTGCCGGGGAGATAAAGTCCAAGGCTTCCTTGAGATCATTTGCATTGTCCATTCCGTTTACCATCCGAAGTCAAAGATTGGGGTTGTTTCCGCAGAGGGGGTATAGGTCTTTGGGTCCACGCCCTTGGGGGTGCCGCGCCAGCCGCAGGCGGCGATACGGTCGATCATGTGCTTGGCGGCGTTGAAGCTCCAGGTGCCCACATGCTGGAAGCCGTATTTTTCCAGGCAGCGGATCTGCTTGGGGGTGGTTAATCCCTCATCCCGGCGCTTGTTCAGCCGGTCCAGCAGCAGGGATGCTTTGCCGGCGGATTCCACCGCATCGGGGCAGATGCCCTGCTTTTCCAGCGCGGCGGTTTGCTCGGCGCTGGGGGGACCGGCTTCCCACCCAAAGGCGGGCACATAACCGGCCAGGTCTTCGGCCTGGATGCTCATTTCGTATTGCAGCGGGTCAACCAGGCGGGCGCGCTTGCGGCGCTGTTCTTCCAGCTGCTTGGCAAGGGCTTCCTCCCGCCGGGCCACCACATCTTCGGCGGCCTGCCGGGCGGCTTCCTCCACGTCCT